CTGGTTGAATTTTGATACGATTTTCAAGTTTTTAAGCAAAACCTCTACTCACAATGGATTACTCTGACCCGAACTCTAACATTTACCCTGAAAGGCAAAAAGTTGACGATTCTCGCAACTTCACCTATCATGGAAAAGATCCCCACGCCTCACAACTTCCCCCGAAGTTTTACTCTCCTACCAACATGTATTTCACATGCAGAACACTGATTCTTTCAACTCTGTTTACCTATGTATTTCTCTTCCCTGTCGGACTCATACGCTACGTCGTCGATTTCTCTCGCCGAACAAGAGCCACACCCGAACTTGCTGAACAATTCCTCATGGGCTACAATGTCGAATACCACCAGATAGTAAAAGATGAGCATTACTGGCACGCCCTTGACATAGTCACTGAATGGTTCCGCCCCACTCACCCTATTCATCCCGTACATTTTACGGACCTTCGCTGGTACCCCTGGAATCTTTCCACAAACGCTGAACGCCCTTTCACAAACGACCCAAAATACGCTGAATCTATACGAATTCGCTCTGAACAAGGTGACCCCACCCTCGTTCGACAAAAGCGATCATTTCACAATCTCTACAACGAGATTTTCACGTACTGTCGTCACTACATACATCTTATCAAAGATGGAGTCCCCGTCCACCTGCACGCAATATCTATTCACGCTAAACCAGCTATAGTATTCTCTTTTCTCAAAGAAAAGCTCCGCACAGTCTTTGGTGTCCCCAAACCCGTCATTTTTGCAGAAGCCATGTTTCACTGGCCCCTCTTCTCTAATTACTTCACCTCAGGCAAATCTCCATTACTCTGGAACTACGAAACTCTTAACGGAGGATGGAACCGACTGAATGCCGAATGGTATTCACGCTTCCGTTCATTCCAACCTGTCTTTTCATTAGACTGGTCTGAGTTTGACATGCACGTCTACTTTGACATGTGGTCTGACTGCCGCCAACGCGTCAAGACCTACTTTTGTTTCTGTGGCCAATATTGTCCCACACGTACGTATCCACACCCCCGCACTGATCCCACCCGTCTACACAGATTATGGGAATGGATTGAACACGCTTACTTTCACACACCACTCGTTTCACCGCTTGGTAATGTATTCACTCGATTCTTCGCAGGCATGCCATCTGGCATATTCTGTACCCAATTCTACGACTCATTTTATAATAGTGTCATGGTTGTCACGATTCTCTTAGCTCTAGGCTATGAAATCCGACCTGATCACTTTTTCAAATGCATGGGAGATGATGTACTCTTTGGTCTTTTGACCAACCTTCCTGTTTACCAATGGGCTGACTTTCTTGAAGCCTTCTCGGCTGAAGCCGCTAGAAGATTCAATTCTAAGTTGAGTGCTAAAAAGTGCCATGTCTCACAAACCATCCAAAACTCCCAAATTCTTGGGTATTTTAATTGGAATGGCTATCCAACTCGCAAGCTTGATGACCTCTTAGCTGCTCTGTTGAACCCCAAGTCATTACGAGACACACCGTCTACATTGATGGCCCGATCTATCGGCATCTACATCGCCTCCGCTGGCGATAAACGGTTTTACACAATTTGCAAGCACATATACGATGAATTGCAACTCCAAGGTTACACACCTGACCCCGTCGGTCTGAAGAACATATTCGGATCCTGGGATGTCATGAACCTGGACATCGACCTGACCCACTTTCCAACGCAAACGGAAGCCTGGTTTCGCCTAACTCGCATGAGCCAACGCGACCCAGAACTCCAATCCCGTTACTGGAATATGGATCATTTTCTCTTCGAAGCCGGACTCGCTCACCACTAGTCACTCCTTCACTTTTATTTTAAAC